TCCATCTGCTACGAGATTCACTGCAAGGCAGAGGCTGTGCTTGACGGCAGCAAGATAGACCCGTCGTTTTATCCTGCGGTGTTCGGCATCGAGGAAGGCGATGACTGGAACGATGAGCGCGTCTGGCGCAGGGTCAACCCCTCCATCGGGGTGACGATACCCTTTGAGACAGTGAAGGCAGCACATGAGCAGGCAAAGCAAAACCCTGCCGAGGAGATGCACTTCAGACAGTTTCGGCTGAACGAATGGTGCAACGCCGACATCCGCTGGATGCCGATGGATAAATGGGACGGATGCGCCGAGGAGCTGGACGAGGAAGCCTTTGAGGGACGTGACTGCTACTGCGGACTCGACCTCTCATCCACCGGCGACCTCACGGCCCTGGTGCTTGTGTTCCCTCCCGAGGGCGATGATACGAAGTACACGGTTATGCCGTTTTTCTGGCTGCCAGAGGATGTCATAGGTCTCAGGACACGGCGAGACCATGTGCCCTACGCAGTCTGGAAGAAGTCAGGCGTGTTTTACACAACCGAGGGCAACGTCGTTGACTATGAGTACATAGTGGCGTTCATCGCAAAGCTATCGGAGCGTTACCGCATCCGTGAGATTGCCTACGACCGCTACGGTGCGGAGAAGATACGGCGCGACCTCGAGGAGCTTGGAGCGGAGCACGGCTTTGTGGTCTTCCCATTTGGACAGGGCTTCATATCGATGTCACCTCCGTCAAAGGACTTCTACCAGTTCGTAATGGAGGGCAAGATTCGGCATGGAGCACACCCAGTGCTTGACTGGAACATGGGCAACACCATCGTGGACATGGATGCGGCGGGCAACATCAAGCCGAACAAGAAGAAGTCCACGGAGAAAATAGACGGGGTCGTCGCCCTGATCATGGGACTTGCCAGAGCCACGCTTGGCGGCGGTGAGCCTGACAGTGTTTATTCTGATAGGGGGTTGCTATTTATATGAATCCATTCAAAGGGCTGTTCCACTCAAGGGACAAGCCGACAAACAGCGTTGGTGGCGGTTTCTCATTTCTATTTGGAGGCACGAGTGCAGGCAAGGCGGTCAACGAGACCACGGCGATGCAGACGAGCGCGGTCTACGCCTGCGTACGCATACTCGCCGAGGCGGTGGCAAGCCTGCCTCTCCATATCTACGAGAGAAGCACCGATGGAGGAAAAACGATAACTGCTGAGCATTCGCTCTACCGGCTGCTCCACGACGAGCCGAACGAGGAGATGACGAGTTTCGTTTTCAGGGAGACGCTGATGAGCCATTTGCTTTTGTGGGGTAACGCCTACGCGCAGGTGATTCGTGATGGACGCGGCATCCCGGTGGCGATATATCCGTTGCTCCCGAGCAAGATGACAGTCGACCGCACGGATAAAGGCGGCCTTGTATACACCTACAACTCCGACAAGGGGCAGATAAAGCTCAGGCGCGATCAAGTGCTCCATGTGCCGGGACTCGGCTTTGACGGGCTTATCGGCTACTCGCCCATTGCAATGGCAAAAAATGCCGTGGGCATGAGCATCGCCACTGAGGAATACGGTGCATCGTTCTTCTCAAACGGCGCGAACCCCGGCGGCGTGCTTGAGCACCCTGCGGTGGTCAAGGACATACAGCGCGTGAAGGACAGTTGGAACAGCCAGTACCAAGGCTCGTCAAATGCCCACAAGATTGCGATCCTTGAGGAAGGGATGAAGTTCCAGCAGATAGGCATACCGCCTGAGCAGGCGCAGTTCTTAGAGACAAGGAAGTTTCAAATCAATGAGATTGCGCGGATATTCAGAGTGCCGCCCCACATGGTCGGCGACCTAGAGAAGTCGAGCTTCTCAAACATCGAGCAGCAAAGCCTTGAGTTCGTGAAGTACACGCTGGATCCGTGGGTGGTTAGGTGGGAGCAGTCGCTTACGCAAGCCCTCCTGCTGCCCGACGAGAAAAGCACGGTGCTGATCAAGTTCAACCTCGACGGACTGCTCAGAGGGGATTACGCAAGCCGGATGCAGGGATATTCGGTGGGCATCCAAAACGGGTTCATGTCGGTCAACGATGTGAGAGGGCTTGAGGATATGAACCTGCTTGCAGATGAGGAGGGAGGCAATTTGCATTTTGTCAACGGCAACATGGTGGGGCTCGCCGATGTCGGCGCAGCCTACCAAACAAATGAAACGGAGGTTAATACCACATGAAAGCAAAGAAATTCTGGAACTGGGCGCAGGATGCTGACGAGAACCGAGTGCTCTATCTCGACGGGGTGATTGCGGAGGAGTCGTGGTTTGACGACGACGTGACCCCTGCCGCGTTCAAAGACGAGCTGATGGGCGCAGACGGAAACATCACCATCTGGCTCAACTCGCCCGGCGGCGACTGCGTGGCGGCAAGCCAGATATATGCCATGCTGATGGACTATAGGGGCGATGTCACCATCAAGATTGACGGCCTTGCCGCATCTGCCGCATCCGTTGTCGCTATGGCAGGCACGAAGGTGCTGATGGCGCCGACAGCTCTGATGATGGTTCATAACCCGCTCACCGTAGCCATAGGTGACAGCGAGGAGATGCAAAAGGCCATCGGTATGCTCTTAGAGGTCAAAGAAAGCATCATCAACGCCTACCAGATCAAGACCGGGCAGAGCCGCGCAAAGCTGTCCCACCTGATGGATGCGGAGACTTGGCTCTCGGCCGGAAAAGCCATCGAGCTTGGCTTCGCCGATGATGTCATCACAGACGGGAAAAGGCAGACGCAAACAGATGTAGATGCCTATGCGTTCTCAAGGCGGGCTGTGACAAACTCCCTGCTTGACAAGGTAAGACCCAAAGCACCGCCGCCCGAACCTGAGCCAAGCCCCGAAGCGCTCAAAGGCGTAACAGCAGAGTCGCTGGAGAAGCGGCTCTTTTTAATTTCACACTAACGAAAGAAAGAGGTAATGAAATGAGTACAATCCTTGAACTGCGCGAGAAGCGCAACAAAATCTGGAACACCGCCAAGTCGTTTCTTGACGAGAAGCGCGGCGCTGACGGCCTCGTGCCGTCTGAGTCCGCTGCCGAGTACGACAAGATGGAAGCCGACATGGTATCGCTTGGGCGAGAGATCGAGCGCCTTGAGCGTCAGGCTGCCTATGACCTTGAGATGGCGAAGCCCACAAGCGACCCCATCACGAACACGCCTCAGAAGCCTGAGACGGCAAAGACCGGAAGAGCGTCTGATGAGTACCGCAGGGACTTCGTAGGTGTGCTTCGCGGCAAGGGCATCAGCAATGTCTTGACCGAGGGCGTGGATGCGGACGGCGGCTACCTTGTGCCGACCGAGTTTGAGCGCACCATCGTCAAAGGGCTTGACGAGGCCAATGTCGTGCGCTCCCTTGCCAAGATACTTTCCACCAACTCCGAGCGGAAGATCCCCATCGCAATATCGGGATCCACTGCAACGTGGGTTGCCGAGAGCGGCACCGTGCCTGTGAGCGGCGTCACATTTGGGCAGAAGACACTCGATGCCTACAAGCTGACCGACCAGATAAAGGTCTCAAACGAGCTTTTGCAGGACTCGATGTTTGACATCGAAAACTATGTGTCCGAGGAGTTCGCCCGCGCCCTTGGCGTTGCCGAGGAGGAGGCGTTCATCATCGGCGACGGCACAGGGAAGCCCTCCGGCATCTTCCGCGATACAGACGGCGCAAACATCGGCGTTACCGCATCTGCTCAGGCTGCTATCAACTTCGACGATGTAGTGAGCCTTGTCCACGCGCTGAAAAGCCCGTACCGCAGAAATGCGGTATTCCTCACCCACGACAACACGGTTGCGGCAATGAGAAAGCTCAAGGACGCCAACGGCCAGTACCTCTGGCAGCCGAGCCTACAGGCAGGCCAGCCGGACAAGCTGTTCGGCTATCCGCTTTACACATCGCCTTACGTGCCGACGCTTGCCGCCGGCGCGCTCTCCGTGGCGTTCGGCGACTTCTCCAATTACTGGATTGCTGACCGCCAAGGCAGGACGCTCCAGAGGCTCAACGAGCTCTATGCAGGAAACGGTCAGATTGGCTTTCTTATCACGGAGCGTGTGGACGGCAAGGTCATCTTGCCCGAAGGCATCCAGCTCCTTAAGCAGGCCGGGTCTGCGTCATAAGGAATGGAGGTGAGCGGCATGGGCAGAGCAGAGAAACTGCTGGAGGCGGTAAAAGCGAACCTGATCGTCGGGCATGATGCCGATGACGAGCTGATCTTAGGCCATATCCGTGCCGCTCTTGACTACGCCGCCGGTTACCAGAAGCGCACCTACGGCAGAGGGAGGCTCCCTGCCGCAACGCAGCAAGCCGTGATAATGCTCGCCTCCCACTTCTATGAGAGCAGGGACGGCAGCACGGCTGGCTTTTATGCGGACAACGTGCAGGCTTCGGCGCAGGTGTGGGCTACGGTCAACAGCCTCCTGCGCCTCGATAGGGACTGGGGGCTGGGCATATGAGCTACGGAAAGATGAACAGCCTCATTGACATTATCAGCAGCAAAGCAGTCAAGGACGCTGAGGGCTTTGCGGCTATGCAAGATGAGACCCTCGCAAGCGTGCGCGCCTACAAAGAGGAGCGACACGGAAATGAGCGGTGGGCGGGGCTTGCGGCATTCAGCTCTGCCACCGCATTGTTTCGCTTCAGGGCAATTCCCGGCTTGGAGGTATCAGCCTCTCATCTCATCGTCTGCGAAGACAAACGCTACCGCATTGTCAGCGCCGAGGATGTGCGCGGGCGCGGCATGTACACAGAGGCGCTTGCTGAGATTGTCGAAGGGACGGTGAGATGATGGCAAAAATACAGATAAAGATGCCCGAGGACTTTCTGCTGAAGCTCTCGCGGCTCGGGGACAAGACCGACGAGATAATCCCGAAGGTCTTAGACGAGGGAGGCAAGGTCGTGCTCGCAAGGGCGAGAAACAACCTGAAAGCCTCAATCGGCAAGAGCACGAAGTTAAAGAGCCGCTCCACCGGTGAGCTTGTCCGCTCCCTCGGCAAATCCAAGGCACGGCAAAAGCGCGACGGATCCGGCTGGGACATCAAGATCGGATTTGCAGAGCCCAGAAGCGGCGGCGAGTCCAATGCCAAGATTGCCAACATCCTAGAGTATGGGCGGCACGGTCAGCCGGCGAAGCCGTTCATGAAACCTGCACGGTCTCAGAGCAAGAATGCGGCGCTTGAGGCGATGAAGGCGAAGCTTGAACAGGAGGCTGGAAACGTATGAGCATACTTGAGGAACTGAACACTTTGCTTGCGCCTATCGTGCCTGTGGAGACAGGCATATTTACCGGCGCGGCACCTGATGCATACGCCGTACTTACACCGATGGCTGACGTGTTTGAACTCTACGGTGACGATGGGCCGCTCATAGATGTATCCGAGGTTCGGATATCGATCTTCAGCAAGGGCAACTACATCCAATTGAAGAACCAGATAACGGCGGCGCTTCTTGCCGCCGGGTTTACTATCACAGCCCGCAGCCTCGTCGGACATGAAGACGACACGGGATATTACCACTACGCCATCGACGTGGCGGGAGAATATGAAATGGAGGAATAAGACATGGCAACTATTGGACTGGACAGGCTTTACTACGCGCCTATCACGGAGTCGCCAACAACAGGCGACGAGACATACGGCACCCCTGTCATGCTGGCAAAGGCAATCTCTGCGGAATTGTCCGTGGAACTCGCCGAGGCTACGCTTTGGGCAGATGACGGTGCATCGGAAATAATCAAGGAGTTCAAGGGCGGCAAGCTCACCCTTGGCATTGACGACATCGGCAGGAGCGCGGCGGAGACGCTTACGGGTGCTACTGCTGACAGCAAGGGAGTGCTCATCTCAGCATCCGAGGACGGAGGAGCGCCTGTCGCCATCGGGTTTCGGGCGAAGAAATCAAACGGCAAGTACCGCTACTTCTGGCTTTACCGCGTGAAGTTCGGGACGCCGTCTACAAACCTTGCGACCAAAGGCGACTCCATCACCTTCAACACGCCGACCATCGAGGGGACGCTGTCTCGC